GGGCGGGTCCGGCGCCGCCGGTGTCCCCCGCCCGCGGTGATCTGCGCCCGCAGCGCGCGGACGTCCCCGGCCAGGGTGCTCGACCGCGTCCCCCGCCGGTCCGCCTCCGTCGCCAGCACCCCGCCCGCTCCTCCGCCCGGTGGATCTGCAGGAACGCCAGCGCCAGCCCCCGCCGAGGGCCAGGAGCGCGGCCGTCACCCACAGCCAGGCACGCCGCTGGTAGAGGATCTGCTGCGTACGCGTCACGGCTCCCCTCCCAGCTGGGTGACCAGCAGCCGCAGCCGAGCCGACTCCGCCCGCTCGGCGGCCAGCTCCGCCCGTACGGTCGCCAGCTCCGTACGCAGCTCGGCGCGCTCCTCCTGCAGCTGGTCCGTCAGGGTGTTGAATCCGGTCACCACTCCGCCCTCCCGGGCCGCTCGCGTGGCGCCCCTGGTCCCGTAGATGGCGGCTGCGGCTGCCACCGGCGAGGCCAGCAGTGCACCCAGCGCGGTGAGCATCGCAGCGTCCACTACGGACCTCCAGCGCACGAGACGGTCAGATCAGGCACCCGGCGGGGTCGCCGGGTCCTTGGTGGCCGGCAGCGTGGACGCCGTACCCGGGCGGCCCACCAGCCGCCCCGCCACCCAGCTCTTCGCGGAGGCGAGGGCGAGCGCGACCGGGGCCGCCCACCACACGGGCACGTCGGCCAGCTCGACGACGGCCAGGCCGAGCGCGGCCTGCGCACCCGTCCACGCCGAGCGCTCGGCCAGGTCCAGCAGCAGCTTCTGCATGTCAGTCCTCCGGGGTGGTGTCGAGGGCGGCGCGGACGAAGCAGTCCTTCGCCTCCAGGAGCTTGCGGAGCCCGGCCGTCAGCTCGGGCCCGTCGGGCAGAGCGTCGACCAGCTCCTGGGCGAGGTCGCCGCACGGCTTGCTCACCGCCCGGAGGTGCGGGGGCAGGTGGTCGTCCTCGAAGTAGCGGAGCAGGTGCTCCGTGGCGGGGTGCCGGAGCGGCGTACTGCCGTCGCTGTGCTGGGTCATCGCGAGTCCCTTCTTCGTGCAGGTCAGAGAGGCCCGGTGATAATTCCGGGCGGAAAGTTAAGGGTCAGACGTTGGGGACCTTGAGCCGGTCCCAGCTCGTCCTGCCCGGGATGCCGTCGGCGTCGGTGCCGGTGTAGCCGAGCTTGCGCTGCCAGGCCGCGTACGACTTCCGGTCCGCCTCCGACCAGCGCGGGCCCGGGCCGACGGCGTACCGGCCGCAGCCCTCGGCCACCAGACGGCGGCCCATCGCGGTGATGACCGGGCTGTTGCGGCCCACCTTGAAGAACGCGGCCCCGGGGAACGGCTCGTACGCGACCGCCGGCTTCTTGTCCGGAGGCTCCGGAGTGGTGCCGAGCCGCTTCCCGATCCGGGTGCGCATAGAGTCCATGGTGAAGCCGCGCGGGTCGATCTTCCCGGGCTGCCACTCCAGGTGCCCGATCACGGAGCGCTCGCCCCAGGAGTGCGCCCGGCAGATCGCGGCCGACGCCCGCTCGATCGCCAGCAGTTGGGCGGCGGGCCAGGGGTCCTTCCCGTCCCCGAGGTTGACGGCCTCGAAGCCGTAGAAGTACCGGTTGCCGTCGGTGTTCGCCTCGTTGTCCGGCGGCAGCGCCTTCTCCGCGATGACCGCCTGGAGCACGTCGTCGTCCCCGGCCCCGGCGTGGTTCGCGCGCCCGTTCCCCACAAGATGGACGGTCCCGTCCTTCGCGATGACCCCGTGGCACAGCGGCCCGGGCAGAGCCGAGTGACCGTTGAAGCACAGCTCGACCGAGGCGGCGGTCCCCGAGGTGACGGTGTGGTGGATCATCACCCCGTGCGTCGGGCCCCAGGGCCCCTTGTGGTTGCGGTTGTTGGTGCGCCACCCGGGGTGCTCGACGACCTGGAGGCCTTCGTCGCGGAGTGCTTTGAGCAGTTGGTCGGCGGTGAGTGGTGTGGCCATGGGTGCCCTCCGGGCATGGAAAGGCCCCGGGCCGGGCGGCTCCGGGGCGGGGGTGGGAGACGGGGTGGGTCAGACCATGGCGAGGGCCATGATCGGGATGTCGTGGTCGGTGAGGACCCCGGCGGCGGCCTGGTTCAGGGTGGACGGGGTGTTGGACTGCCCGGCGAGGTACCAGGCCCGCGCGAACGGCGTCCCGAAGAAGAAGTTGGCGGGCGAGACCGGGGCTTCGTTCTGCACGTGGTAGAAGCTGTAGTCGGATGCGCCGCCGGTGGTCAGGACCCAGGTCACCCAGTACCGGCCGGGCGTCAGGGTGACGGTCGACGGCATGGAGATCGCGGTGGCCCCGATGTGGCTGTTGATCATCTGGGGTGGGCTGCCCGTGGTCTGGCCTGCCGCGGCCAGCGCCACCGGCGACGCGGTGCTCGTGACCTTCGTGCCGTTCTCGCGGTAGATCCCGGCGGCGAACCGGGCGGCCGGCACACCGCCGTACCCCCGGGCAAACATGAGCACGCGGTTCACCGGGGTGTCCTCGGTGATGTTGATCCCGCACACGTACAGCCGCTGCGGCGTCAGGTACTTGGCCACGGGGTTGTGGACGGTGTAGGGGTCGCAGGTCCAGGCCGCGAACCCCAACGCCGCCGGAGTCCACATGTTCCGGGGAGTCGTGGCGGGCAGTTGGGCGGCGGGCAGGCGCGTGGTCGAGTCGAGGGACGCGACGCCGGACGCTGCTCCGCGGGCGGTGGTGGCGAGGGCGCCGACGGCGGCCGCGGTGTGGGTGTGCCCGGTGGCGGCTGCCCCGACGTCGGCGGCGGCCAGGACCACCGCACCGGTGTGTCCGTTGACGGACTGGACCGGCGCGGCGGCGGGGGCGGGCAGCTGCTCGGCGGGAACTCGTCCGGTGGCGTCGAGGGCGGCGACGCCGGACGGTGCGCTGCGCGCTGTCGTGGGGATGGCCCCGACGTCGGCGGCTCCCAGCATCACCGCGCCGGTCTGCCCGTTGACGGAGGCGACCTCACCGGCCCCGGCCGGGCCCTCGGGGCCCCTGATGTTGGTCTGCAGGACCCAGTCGGTGCCGGTGTAGGAGTAGAGGTCGCCGCTTTCGGTGTCGACGAACAGGTCCCCCTCCAGGGGGTCTGCCACGGTGCTTTCGGGCTCGCCCTCTCCGAAGTACCAGTGGGAGCCGTCCTGGCCGGGCTCGCCCTTGCCGCTGGTGTGGGCGTAGAGCCAGGCGCGGCTCGGGCCGCCGGCGTCCGCCCACATCCCGAAGACTGTGTCGGGGCCGGTGAAGCGGGGGACCTGCCCGTAGCTGTCGCTGATCACGTAGGTGACGGGGAGGCCGCTGGTGTCGAGGAGGTCGGTGTGCTGGGTGCCGTCGACCGGCGCGTCCCAGAAGGTGATCGGGGTGTCGGCGGCCACCATCCACAGGCCGTCGGAGGGGCGTACGACGAAGTCGGAGACGCCCTGGCCGAAGGAGTACCGCATTCAGACCGCCCAGGTGAGTGAGGTGGAGACGATGGAGTCGTTGGATGTCATGTCGGGGTGCTGGCCGAGCCAGACCTGTCCGGCGCGGGTGTGGTTGCGGTCGTAGATGACGATGCGGCCGATGCGCAGGCCGGTGATGTAGACGATCCCGAACTGCCAGTGGACCGGGGGCGGGCGGCTTCGGGCAGGAGGATCGGCAGGCGGCTCTCGACGGTGCCCGCGAGGGCGCTGGTGCGGCCGAAAGCGCCGAGCCTCAGGAAAACCGTGTTGTTGCGGATGCGGAGGACGGTGCCGCTGTCCACCGTCCACCCGGGGCGGCGACGGTCTGCAGGATCGTCTCTCCGCTGTCTTCCCACAGGGTCCGCCAGCCGTAGCCGTCCCACATCATGCGGCGCCGGGTGTCGCCCTCGAAGCAGGTCTCGCCCAGCCTCGGGTGGGGGTTGCGGGTGGTGGAGGTGCAGGGGCGGCAGCGGGTGCCGGCGTACAGCTCGGCGCGGGTGACGGTGACGGTGGTGGCCAGGGCCACAACGCGGACCTGGGCGAGGGGGATCTCGTAGACGCCGGTGTCGTCGGTCTGCTGGGTGAGTGCGGGCGGGCCTCCGCCGGGGGTGCCGGTGATGACGGCGGCCCGCACGGTCCAGTCGGAGCGGTCCAGGCGCAGGACGACCCAGTCGATGCGGGCCTGTCCGCTGGAGCTGGGGGTGATGGGCAGGGTGAGGGGGTGGTGCCGGAGTACCAGGCGTGTCCGCGGACGCTCGCGGCGACGTCGGGCCGCACCGTCACGGTCAGCCCGGTGCCCGCGGTGACCACTGGCGGGTTGGGGGCTCCCCGTACACCCCGTCGTCGGAGAAACGGGCGGCGATCCGCTCGTACTCCAGGTCGTTGACCTGCCGGTCGTTGTGGGCCGGGCTCGGATACGACGTATCAGCCACAGCTACCCCCTTGCTTCGAGTTGTCCTAGGCGGCGCGCGAGGTGGCGCACCGTGGCGACCAGCGATGCGCTGGTGGTGGAGTCTGTGCTGCCGATCACGGAGGTCACGCGTTCGGCGCCGTCGGCGCTGTCGGCTTCCAGCCGGATCGCCCGGACCGTGTCGGTCACCGTCAGGCCGGTCGGCAGGACGACCGCGACGCGGTCCCCGAGCCGGTAGTCCCGGCCCGCCTGCAGGTCCTCGGTGTCGACGGTCTCCGTCGACAGGCTCGCCTGCGGGTTGTCGTTGCCGAGGGCGAGGAGCCCCTCCTGCGTCAGCTCCCCGTTGATGTCCGTTTTCCCGGCGGCCTGGACGAGCTTCTCGACCCGGTACCAGGTGGTGTGGGCCCCGGAGGCCACCTCGGTGTAGGCCCGTACGTTGGCGGGTTCTCCGGCCCCGACCTGCTGGGCCGGGTCCTCCCGCCCATGACGAGTTCGGAGGTGGCCAGCGGCGCCCCCATCGTGAACCGCACGTTCCGCAAGTTCCCCAGGCCCGCGGAGAACCGCGCGATGCCGGTCAGGTCCCGGGGTGCGGACACCCCGAACAGGATCTGCCCTCCCACCTGCCGGGTGCCGAAGTGCAGGTTGTCGGGGACGGCGACCGTGCGGCACGCGTCCAGGAGGGGTTCCATGCGGGTGGTCAGCGTGCGGGTGGTCCCGGCCCCGGGGGCCGTGTCCAGGACGAGCTGGGGGATGCGCCGGGCCACCAGGGCGCCGGGCCCGCAGTTCTCGTTCACGAGCGTGCGGATGATGGCGCTGGAGGCGGCGGTGAGGGTGCGGACCATGTCGGTGGTGGTGGTCTGCGTGGCCCAGCTCTTCGCGGGCTCGGGGTAGGTGAGCCGCCCGGCGACCACCGCCAGGTCGTCGGAGAAGTTCGCGGTCACGGTGCCCGGGGAGGCGTTCGACTCGAGGTCCCACTCGTACTCCTGGGGGACCTCGAGGGGCCGGCCATCCAGATCTGCCGGTCCCGTACGACCACGAGCCGGTTGCCGGGCTGCAGTTGGGACATGACCTCGGGGTGGGCGGTGAGGGTGACGGTGCCGCTGCCCGGTTCCCGCAGCCGCTGCTCGCAGGTGAGCGACCGCCACCCGACAAGCGGATCCCCCACGAGGGTGAGGTTGCGGTCGGTGATCCACAGCTCGATCGCCACACGGCCCCCTCTCTATGCGGTCTCGTACCGGGGGTGGAACGTCAGGTCGACGGCGGAGCCGGGCCCGGAGCCGAGCAGCTCGAAGGCGACCGGGTTCACCCCGGGGGCCAGGCCCCACAGGACGGCCGAGGGCCAGTTCAGGGCGGCGAACCAGTTGGTCCCGCCCGGGCCGCGTACCTGCGGTGGGTCGGTCCGTACGGTCACCTGCTCGCCGGGGCGAGGTTGCCGTGTCCGGTCGCGGACGGGTTCAGGGTGAAGGCCTCGCCGGTGCCCTGGTGGGTGAAGGTGATCAAAGATGCCGGACCGGTGATGAGCCAGGTCGGCCAGACGATGGCGTCGCCCGGGTTGGTGAGGGTGGTGTCCCCGAGGACCTGGGAGGAGGTCACCGACGGGTACGGGTCCAGGAAATCGATCCCTTCGCCCTGTTCGCGGTGGACGGTGACCGGGGCGGTGTCCTGCCAGTACGGGTCCTCGCACCACAGGACCAGGGCGGCCGCGTCGGACACGAGCCCGCTGCCCTGCACCCCCGCCCTCGAATCCCTCCTGGTAGAACACCTTCACGGCTCGGCTGGTGCCGTTGGGGCGGGCGATCGTGAGCGTCCCCGGGCCTTCGCGCAGGGTGCGGGTGAACGCGGTGGCGAGCGCCCGCCACCGCTCGGTGAACTCCATGTGGTCCTGGCCGTAGACGTACAGGGGCCAGATGATCGTGCGGGGCTGCGGCTGGGCGTGCCGCATCCGGCCGCCGCCGCGCGGCTGCGGATCGGTCGTCAGGGCGTACCGGGCGGCGCCGAGCCCGGACACCCCGTCGGGCAGGGTGAACCACCCGGCGCCCGGGGTGGTCAGCGGCCACACCGTCCCGGTGGGGTCGGTGTAGTGGGCGGTGGCCTCCCCGACGCCGGGCAGGATGATGGGCCCCTGCCCCCCGCCGCCGGGTGTGCCCGGGCCCGGCGGGGTGACCACCGGGGCGGTGATGATGGGCATTTACCGTCCCCTCCCGACCCGGTCCATGGCGTCGCGACGGCGCTGGAGCACGTCCAGGTCGTGCACCGTCATGTCCAGGGTCCGCGGGTAGAAGTTGTAGGAGTCCCCCTGCCGGGCGGGGCGGTGGTGGGCTGGCGTGCGGCGACCATGGTCCGGGCGCGCGGCGCCCGGGGGCCTGCGGATCCAGCGGGCGGGTCATGCGCTGCACGGCCGCCGCCCCGACCTGGGCGAGCCGCGCCGAGGTCTGGTGATCGATGATCCGGCTCCGGCCGTCGAACGCCTGCAGCTCGGGGCCCCGCTCACCGACCCAGCCGATCTCCCCCTTCTTCGGGCGGCCGCCGGACGCGTAGCCCTTGACCTTGAGCCCGTACCGGTGGGTGAACATCGCGGCCTTGGCCGAGCGGGCGCGGGAGCCGACGAGGACACCGTCCCCGCCCCGGGACTCGACGTTGACCCCGTTGAGGGTGCCCGCGGTGTGGCCGACACCCGCATTGGTGATCCCGATCTGGAACGGCGACTTCGCGTTGAGGACCCAGCCGCTCGGCGCGGTGGCCCCACTGAACGCCCCGGTCGCCCAGCGGCGATGGGGCTTCTGGCCACGGATCACGGACTCGATCGCGGACATGAACCCGGAGCAGTCCCAGGACGGGTTGCCGTTGCCGCCCCACTGGTACTTCTTCCCGTGCTGGGTACGCGCCCACGACAGGGCGCCCGTGAAGCCCTTCCCGCCGATCCCGGCGGCCTCGAGCCGACTGTCGGCCTTGCCCGCGTAGCCGACGATCGTGCGGATCATCCGCTCGGGAACGCCCTTGATCATGTCCCGGTACAGCGAGGCGCTGCCCGCGATCTTGTTGATCAGGGGCTTCGCGACGGCGTTGAGTCCGGCGACGGCCGAGGCCTTGACCCCGTCCTTCAGCCAGGACATCCCGCTCTTGGCGAGGTCGACGCCCCGGGACGCGGCGCCCTTGACCCAGTCGAAGATCCCGCCCCGGGCGAACCCGCCGCCCTGGAACGGGCTCAGTGAACGGCCGTGCATGGCTGCGTCGTTGACCGCGAGGAGACGTGCCCGCTCGTACGGGTCGCGCATCGCCTCGGACACCGCGATGCCCTCCCCGCGGCGCAGCGGGACCAGCTGGTCGTCGCCCTGCCGGTAGGAGGACTGCCCGGCCAGCACACCGCCCCGGGCGAACCCGGTGAAGCGGTCCAGTTTCGGGGCGCCGAAGACTCCGGCGACCTCGTTCCAGACCGCGCGGATACCGCGGTTGTAGACGACGTCGATCACGTACTCGACAGGCTTGCGGGCCTTGCTCTTGATGGAGTCCATCGCCCGCCCGACGGCGTCCGCGCCCGTCTTGAACGCGTCACCCAGGGACTTGGCCAGGGACTTGGCCTTGTCGATCGGCGGTTTGATGCCCTGGGTGTAGAGCCAGGACGCGCCCCGGCCGATGCTGTCGAACGCCGGTTTGAGGTAGTTCCTCCACAGGCCGAGGCCCGCCGAGCCGACCGCCTTCAGGCCGGTGATGATGTACCCGGTCTGCGTCTTCACCCCCGACCACAGGGACACCGCCCCGGACACGATCCAGTTGAACGCGGGTCGGATCGCGTTGGTCCACAGCCACGTGCCCGCTGCCCCGACGGCCTTCAGCCCGGTCATGATGCTCTTCAGCTGGGGCTGGATGCCGGTCTTCCACAGCCACATCGCGCCGGCGCCGATCGCCCGGAACGCGGGCCCGAGCGCGACGTCCCACAGCCAGCTACCGACGGCGCCCAGGGCACGGATCGCCAGGATCGTCGGCATGACGAAGACGACCCCGATGATCGTGGCGAGGATCCGGGCCCCGGTGTCGATCGCGGAGAACGTCGGCCGCAGGGCGTTGTCCCACAGCCACATGGCGGCCGTGCCGACAGCGCTGAGCCCGGTCATGAACGCGGCGAACCCGGGCCGCAGGCCCTGGTTCCACACCACGTCCCAGCCCGCCTTGATGCCCGCCCACGCCCCCTGGACGATGTTCCGGAACGTCTCGCTCTTCTTGTACGCCACCACCACGGCGGCGGCCAGGGCGAGCACCCCGACCACGATCAGCGTGATGGGGTTGAGGGCCATGACGGCGTTGAACCCGGCCTGGACCAGCGTCCACGCGCGGGTGACGGCGGCCGCGGTGCGGATCGCGATGGAGTACGCGCCGATGACGCCCATCGTGATGCCGGTGGCGATGGAGGACGCGGTCATGGCGAGGGTGACTCCGCCGATGGCGATGGCGAGCGGGGCGAACCACAGGCCGTACTCGCGCACCCACTTGACCCCGGCCATGAACCCGTCGCTGATGGCCTGGATGGTGGGGACGGCCTGCTTGTCGACGAAGCCGATCAGGTCTTCCAGCCGGGGAAGGACGTACTTCGCCGTGACGTCCCCGAGCACCATCAGGCCCCGGCGCTTGAACGCCTCGAACTTCGCCCCGGCGTTGTCCCGCAGGGCGTCCCCGGCCCGCTGCGCTGCACCGCCGACCTTCCCCAGGTCGGCCACGGCCTTGGACGGGTCCAGCTCGAACAGGGCGGCCCCGAGGTCCTCGGCCTTCGTGCCGAACAGGGCGACCGCCGCGGCGTTGCGGTCGACGGGGTCTTTCATGCTGCGGAGCTTGTCCAGGACGGTCTGCAGGCCCTTGGCGGCCCCGGCGCCGCCCTCCGCGAACATCGCCGTGCTCTTCTTCGCGGACATGCCCAGCAGCTCGAACCCCTCGGCGGAGGCCTTGGAGCCGTCCGTCGTACGGATCTGGAACTCCTTCAGCGCGTCCGCGACGACGTCGGTGTCCCGGGCGCCGGCCTTCATGCCCTGGGAGAACAGGCCGGTGACGGTCTTCATGTCCAGGCCGAGCGCCCGGAAGATCGTGCTGTATTCGTTGAAGGTGTCGGCCAGGTCGTCCGCGCGCGGCCCCATGATCTGGAACCCGCGGTACATGATGTCCAGGGCCTCGCCCGCGTTCTTCGCCAGGCCGGTCTTCACGGCCTGCCCGGCGGCGTTGGCGGCCTGCCCGAGGTCGACCTCGAAGAGCGTGGCCATGTCCTGGACCTTGGTGCTGATCTCGGCCAGCTGCTTCGTGGTGGCCTTGGGCGGGGCCAGACCGGCCGACATGGTGGCCCGTACGGCGGCGGCCGCCTCGTCCACGGACTCCGTGACGGTGGACCCGTAGAGCTTCCCGGCCGCCTCGCCGGCCTTCTTCGCGTCGGCGGCCGACAGGTCGAGCTGGGCCTTGAGCTTGCCGGTGGCCTTCTGCTTGGCGACGGCCTGGTCGATGCCCTGCACCAGGAGCGCCCCGGCGGCGACCCCGACGGCGGCGGCCCCGGCGAGGACCTTGCCCTTCATCCCGGACATCAGGCCCTCGCCGCCCTCGGCGCCGGCGCGGCTGGAGGCGCGGGCGACCGGTTCCCCGATCTCCCTGCCCAGCTGCTGCCCGAATCTGCTCATGTTGGGCAGGACGTCGACCCATACGGCACCCGCGCGGGGCATGGCTCACCCCTTCTCTGCGTGCTCGGGTGTCGCCAGGGCGACGATCCTCAGGTAGCCGGTCCGGGCCTCGGCCGCCTCACGGCGGGCCTTCTTCTTCCGGCGCTTCTTGGCGCTCGGCTTCTCCGGCCGCCACACCGGCTTCGGATACGCCTGGACGGGTGCGTCCTCGCGCTTGTTCGCGTTGCGGAAGTCGGTCACCAACTGGCCCAGGAGGTCGACGACATCCGCCGTCAGGAAGTCGCGGTGTTCCCAGTGGTGGCCGGTCAGCTTCCGGGCCAGGGCCCCGGTGGGGGCAGGCCCTCGACCATGACGCGCAGCTGGCGCAGGGACAGCGTCCCCTGCCAGAACTCCGCGATGGGGTCGCGGGGGGCGTAGTGGTGCAGGAGGTCCGCCTCGACGGCCTCGGGGTGGGGCCCGAGGACGTCTAGGACCGTGTAGGGCGCTTCTTGATCTGCCCCTGCATGTCCTGCTGCACGGCCATCATCAGCAGCGCGATGTCGTTGTCGGAGTGCCCGGCCGCCTGGTACTTCTCGTACTGCTCCTCACCGAGGATCGCGACCGCCTTGTCGTGGGCGGTCGCGGCGCCGTCGACCTTCGCGTCCCACTCCGCGTCCGTGAACAGCGGGTGAGGGAAGGTGAGGACGTCGCCGTTGTCGGTCTCGAACTCGACGACGTCGCCGCCCACGGCGTCGGTGAACTGCTGGCGGACCTCGGAGAGGCGGTAGCGGGCACGGTTGGGCTTGCTCATGGTGGTGGTCTCTTTCTGGGGGGCCGGTGGGTGAGCCGGTGGGGGCACCGCGGCGGCGGGGCTCACCCCAGGCCGCCGCCGCGGTGCCGGTGTGCGGGAGCGCGGTGGCATCAGCCGCCTCCGCCGCCCTCGTCCTCAGGGGCGTAGTCGCGCCACCCGGGCCCGTCGATCCAGGTGACGGAGTCGGTACCGAGGGTGTCGTCGACGTAGGCCTGGTAGGTGACGCCGCGGGCGATCTCCGCCGTGCGGGTCCACTGCTCGTCCTCCCGCCCCGTACGCAGCGCGCTCGGGAAATGGCGGACGATGTACAGCGGCCGCCCGGTGTCCTTGTTGAGGTCCTCCGCGATGAACACCAGGCGGCGGTACCTGGTCGGCGGGGTCTTGGGCCGCGACCATGTCCAGGTGGCCGTACCCAGGTCGGGCAGGGCCTCCAGGCCGGAGAGCGGCAGGTTCTCGTACAGGGCGACCGCGGCACGGTTGGTCTCCTGGGGGACCCACTGGGCGGTGACCGTGTCGGACTCGACGTCGGAGCGGGTCGGGGAGGCGGACTGGCCGGAGGTGACGTCCGAGGTCGACAGGTCCCCGGAGAAGGTGACCCCGTCGGTGGTGGTGTACCCGACGGGCACGTAACCCGTGGGCAGGGTCTGGAGGATGCCGCCGGCGTCGAACGGGGTGGTGACCCGGTCGGCGGTCGTGTCGGCGGCGAAGATCGCGTACCGCAGGGCTTTGCGGATCAGCGCTTGGCGCAGTTCCGCGATCTCGGTGAAGTCGGCGGCGGGCATCCCGCCCCCTTTCTCATGGCGATGGCCCCGGGCGGGTGCCTCGGGGCCAGGGACGGAACAGCGGGTCAGGTGGTGGAGCGGGTGCGGGCGGAGAGGGCGTAGGTCGCGATGGCCCGGCGTACGGCCGGGTTGCCGTACGGGACGACCGTGGGGCGCTGGGCGGTGGTCACGTCGTCGATGACCGCTTTCTGGGCGGGCTGGTGGGTGGCGGCCAGGGTGTGCATCGCCACCCGGGTCTGCTCGGCCAGCGCCCACACGGCCGCCCGGGTGGCGGCGAAGGCGACCACGTCGACGGTGGCGGTGTCGGTGACCCGGTCGTCGGCGCCGCCCACGACCAGCACCTGCACCAACGGCACCCGGGTCTCCAGCTTGTCGGGGAGTTCGTCCACGACCCGTACCCCGGGCAGCAGCGGCCGCAGACCGGTCATCACGAGCAGCTCGACGTCCGCCCACATCAGCTGATCCGGTCGATACGGGTGTGGGCGGCCCGCCCCAGGATCCGGCGGCGTGGCGTGGAGGACGTGCCGAACTCGGCGTCCCCGGCGTCCTCCCGGTCCGCGACGACGGCGGCGGTCGGCCGGCCTCGCGGCCGGGTCTCCTCCACCACCTCGATCGACCGTGCGAACTCCTCCATGCCCTCGGAGCGGGCGATGGCCCGGGCCACCGGGGCGATCTTGTCGGCCTCGGTCTTCAGCGCTTTGCGCACGGGGGCGGAGCGCATGATCTCCGGCAGAGCCCGGGGGTCGAACTCGAAACGGATGGCCATCAGCCAGTCACCACCTTCAGGAATGCTTCGGTGTGGTCCATCAGCCCCCGTACGAGCCGTAGACGCCGGGCTCCCCGTCGACCTCGTACAGCACCCCCGGTACCGCACCCGGGACAGGGCTTTGAGCTGCATGTCCGGGGGTCCGGCGAGGCGCCACCGGGTGACGACCTGGACCCGGTCGTCGGTCGACTCGATGGAGTTGACGATCTGCATGTTGCACTGGGGGACGTCCCTCTCATGGTCCTCGTAGACGTCCTGGCCCCGCTCGTCCTCTCCGACCAGGACCCGGTCGATGACGGTCACGGTGTCCCGCCGCAGCGGGTTGTCGATCGTGCTCATGCGTCGTCGCCCCGGTTGAGCCGGTGGGCCTCGACGGCGGCCTGCCACTGGGAGGTGATCCCCACCGCCGCCGTCGCCGCGAAACTGACGGATTCGGTGCCGGTGGTGATCTGCTGGATTGCCGGGTCCAGGCGGTAGATCGCCCGCGCCTGGTCGATGACCGCCTCGGCCACCTCCTCCGGCACCGGGTCCTGGCCGTGATCGTAGAGGACGGCCACCTCCGACCAGGCGGGCCAGCACCCGCCCGGGTGCAGCAGCACGCCCGCCCTGCGTTTCGCCCGCACCCCCGTGAGTTCCACCCCGTCCACATGGACGCTGTGCAGCTGCACCAGCGGCGCGGCGGGCAGCTGCAGCTGCTCCCGGCCGGTGCCGTCCAGGTACACCGTGTCGTCGGTGACCAGCGACACCGGATGCCGTACCGCGCCGCGGAACCGCCGTGTGGCGGCCCGCAGCGCGGCCAGCATCCGCACGTCATCCACGGGAAGGCCGAGAAACGTCGCGAGGTCGGCGGGGTCCGCGAGGTAGGGGTCAGGCCCCGCCACCGGAACCCGCCCGCTGCTGCGCCTCGGACAGGAATTCGTCCCGGCGCTCTAGGAGGCCCTTGCGCTTCTCGCCGGAGGCCTCGGCGTCCAGGACCCGGGCGGTCTCCTCCTCGTCCGCCTCGGCCAGGTGCGCGATCACCTGGAGCACGGTGTGCTCCGCCGGGTCGAACGCCTCCGGGTCGGTGGGCGTCTCGCCGTCCGGGTCGGTGGTCTTGCTGCCGGGCAGGTGCGCGTCCGCGACCGTGAGCGCGCCCGCCCCGGTGCCCGCCCTCGCGCGCGCCCGCTCGACGTCCTCGGGCCGGTACCTGACTCCGTCGATGGTCACCATCTTGTGTTCGGGCATGTGCTGCTCCTTACGGGGTCTCGTCCGGCTTGACGACGATCAGCCGGTTCGGCTTCCAGATGACCTGCATGGCGCGCAGCTCCGCCCGCACGTAGACGAGGTTGCGCTGCGCGTAGTCCTTGTGCTGGTTGAACGCGAGGATGGACAGCCCCTCGACGTCGAGGAGAGCCATCTGCCGCCAGTCCCCGAGGATGACCGTGCCCGGGGCCAGGCGCTGCGACAGCGCCCGCGCACGCCCCCAGGAGGTGTTCGGGCCCTGCCCGAACGGGCCCTGGCCCATGAACCTGTCGGTCGTGTCCTGCAGGAGGTCCCATGCCTCGTCGTCCTCGGGGGACATCAGGGCGGCGGTGACGTTCCCACCGGGCAGGGTGGTGATCTTCGTGATGGCCTGGCGGATCGCCTTGACCTGGGCCATGGCGTCCGGGCCCGGGGTGTAGGTCAGCTCCTGCACGCCGGTGGTGTGCAGGAGGCCCTTGGGCTGGCCGTTGGTCCCGGTGCCGTTGAGGAGCTTGTCCTCCACCACCCAGTCCAGCGAGTACTCCAGCTCGTTGTTCATGTAGGTGGCCAGCGCCGGGGCGTTGGACAGCAGGGCGTTGGTGACGTCGTAGCCGTCCGCGTACGTGTACGGCTTGGCGTCGGCCAGCTCGGTCTGGATCGTCGACGTGGGCTTGAGCGCGGTGTCGGGGTCGCCGGGCAGGATCTCGTCCTGGACGATCGCCGCGTTCCGGGTGACACCGGTCACCTGCAGGTACTCGAACGGTCCGTCGGACTCACCGCGGCTGATGAGGTCGAGGATGGTCAGGTTGTCGCGGTCGACCTGGTCGACCATCGGCATCCGGGTCGGGGCGACGTGCCCGAGGGCGACCTGCAGCGGGCGGAGGTCGCCTTGCGGCCGGCCATCCACTCCTTCAGCGACCCGACCCGGGTCCGCCCGATACTGACGGCCGATCCCTCACCGAGCCCGGACGGGTTGGCCTTGCGGAACTCCTGGTACAGGGCGGACTTCACGAACTGCCCGCCGAGCGTGGTCGCGTCGCCGTCCTCCTGGCGGTCCTTCACCCCCGACAGCTGGGGCTTGGGCCGGTCGGCTGCCTTGCCCGCCATCGCCGCAGCGGCGGCCTGGGCGTCGTCGGCGGCCTTGACCTTCACGGCCAGGTCGTCCGTCTCGGACTTGATCTCGTTGATCCGGGTCACCTCGTCCTCGGTGAACTCCCGGCCCTCCTCCTCCTTCGCCTTGGCGACGATGTCGGCGGCTTCCTTCAGCAGCGCCTGCAGCTTCTCGCGCAGCGTCATCCTGTGCTCCTCATGGTCATCAGTTCCAGCGTGGTGACCCATGCGGACACCTGGGCGGGCGTAGGCGCGGGCGACTTCGCGGCGGCCTCGGTGGCGGCGGCGGTCTCCTCGGGCGGCTGCTGGCCGGTCTCCTGCTCGGGCGTGCCCCCGGCCGCAGGCGCGGGCGGGGAAGTCTTGTGGCGGTTCTTCTCTTCCGGGGTCGCGGCGGCGAGCACCGAGCCGATCGACTCGTACGCGGCGGTGAGCGCGTCGAAGTTCGCCTGCGACAACACGCGGCCGGCCTTCGCGCAGTGGGCGAGGTCGGCGGCCTTCGCCGCGATCAGGTCCGTCTGCTGGTTCGCACCGACCAGACACGGCCCCACCTCGAACAGGGCGCTGAACCGCTTGATCTCGTAGTACTCGCCCCACGGGTGCGCGGCCAGGTCGTCGGTCTCCACCCAGCCGCCCTCACCCACGTCGTAGGCGAAGGAGAACTGTTTGATGCGGCGGCCCTTGAGCAGCCCGTGGACGTGGCGGGCGGTGGGGTTGGTGTCCATGTCCTCGATCTGCGCGAGGACCTCCAGCCCGTCGGCGGTCTCCTTCGCCTCCAGGACGACCCCGATGTGGGCGAACGGGTCGCCCCACTTGTGCGCCCACACCACGGGGATCGGGTCCCCGGAGGCCTTCCACTCCGCCAGCACCTGGGCGAAAGCGCCGGGGGCGATCACGTCGCCCATGGAGTCCTCGTTGCCGAACACGGAGACGAGCGCCCGGAACTGGCCCTCGGCCAGCCCGTCGGCGGGACCGGCTGCCTTGATCCGGGCCTTGCATTCCTTCGTACGGGGCACGTCAGACCCCCTCTCGTAGTCGAGTCGGCAGTTGCAGTTCGCGGTCTCGGCCGCGTCCCCGTTCGCGTCCCCGGGCCAGCGCAGCCCGTTACTGAAGGTCCGGCCCAGCTCGACGCTGTCGCCGTTCAGGCGCACGTGGCTCGCGCGGGGGTTCTGGCCTCCGGTGCGCCACACCTTGTGCGTCAGCCCGGACGCCCCGGCCGCGTCGTGCGACCCGAAGGAGCGGGCCTCGGTGGCGGAGGTGACCGCCCGTACGGCGGCCGCCGTCACCCACGAGCCCAGCCCACTGCGGAGGTTGTCGCGCCAGTCGCCCTCATCGGTGACGGCCGACGTCGCCGCGGTGTACGCGGCCTGCTCGTACTCGGCCGCGTGGGAGGCGGCGGCCGCGGCGAGCCAGGCCTCCATGACCGCCGGGTCCCAGCCGTCCGCCTCCGGGTTCCACACCCCGAGGACGGACCAGGCCCCGATCTGCGCGAGCCGGAACCCGTACCCCTGGATCAGGGCTGCGAGTTGGGCCTGCCGCTCGGGGGACTGGGCGGCCCACAGGTCGAAGAAGTCCGGCGGCCCGTCCGCCTTGGCGTCCGCCCGCTCCAGCAGGCCGTCCGCCTGGCGCTGCGCCCATGCGGTGAGCGCCGCGGTGTAGGCGTCCCGCTCCGCCTCGAACGTCCCCAGATCCTCCGGCCGCCCCTTCACTCGGGGCGGCCCTGACCTTTTGGGAGCGACGGAGGCGGGGCCGTGTCCGTCGGGGACGCGAGCCCGCCGACGAGGACGTTGAGCGGGGTGACCAGCTCGTCGGTGCCCTCCACGAACGGCAGGTTCTGCACGGAGCGGGCCTCGGAGCGGAGCATGTACGGGGCGCCGGTCGCGGTCTGCAGGAGCGTCGCCTGCTCGGTGAAGCTGCCGCGCAGCTTGGACTCGACGTTGGCCTCCACGTAGAGGTTCGTCCCCGGGGCGACGATCGGGACCAGCATGGTGTTGAGGACGTCCTGCAGCATGGTGATGTCCGGGCCCACCGAGTGGGTGTAGAGCATCTGCCGGAACGCGTCCAGGTTGGAGAACGTGCCCTCGCGCGCGCCGACCAGCTCGGGCGGGATGTGGTAGCTGGAGGCGACCTCGGCGTCGGTGAGCTTGCGCCCCTCGATGTCCTGCGTGTCCTTCGGGTTGAACGCGGTGACCGTCACCAGCTTCATGCCGTCCTCGAGGATCGGCGTCCCACCGGCCTGGGAGCCGCGGCCCATGAACGCGTTGAACGCTGCCTGGAACCGCTCCTTCGCCGTCTTGGACCACTTGGGCGCCTCGGCCGGACGCTCGATCACAGCAGGCACCCGGGCGCCGTTGCGCCACACCGACCGGCGCCACTCGACCGCCTCGGTTTGCTCGGCCAGGATCTGCCGCATCGTCTCCATCGGGGACGTGCCGTCCGCACCGACCGTGGCGTACCCGTGGTCGAACAGGTACGGGCCCGGGAGCGGCACCACCTGCGCGGGCCCCCGCGAGGAGATCAGGTACAGGAACGCGGGCTGGTCGTCGTCGTCCGCCAGGACGTGCATCCGCCTCGCCGGTTTCCGCCGCAGCTCCCACCCCGAGGCGGTGTCGGCGTTGGGGAGGACCTGCACGCACCACCGGTCGTGGATCAGCCAGTCCACGATGACCGAGTGCCACAGCCGCGAGGGGGCACCGCCGGGGCCGGGCTGGACAGCAGCAGCGCCAGGGGGTGATCGGTGACCCGGCGCCGGTCGGTGTCGGAGACCCGCTCGTAGACGTGCCACGGGATCGTGGCCAGGGCGCGGGCGATGTAGTCGACGACCTTCCGCACGCTGGGCTGGGTCTCCCACACGCGCATCGCGGCGGCGGTGCCCGCGTAGTTGGACAGCGGAATGCCGGGGTCCACCACTCGGATACCGTTCGCCGCCAGGTACGTCCCCAGTTGCGAGAGGTCGGGGAAGGCCTCGGCGGCCTTCGCCAGGACGGGCGCCCCGTTCTGGTCGATGACCTGCCCAGGCTCGGGGGTCTTCCCTCTGCGACGCCACCAGGGCATAGGTGCCCCCTCTCTGCTCAGATCGCTTCGAAGTCGCCGTCCTCGTACGCGGACTGGCGTACGGGCGGGCGGGCCAGGACCTCGGACATCGCGTCGCACAGCGCGGACACCCCGTCGATCTTGTCGGCGCTGTTGGCCTTGTCCGGCTTGACGTTCCCCGCGCTGTCCATGTCGACGGCGAGGTTGTCGACCATCCACGTCATGACGGGGTTGCCGTTGTGCCGGAGCATCGGCCGGCCCGCCGCGCCAAGCAGCAGCATCCGCTTGACGGCCTTGAGCGCGGGGCTCATGGTCTTGAAGCCCTGCCCGACCCCGACCATCGGAGCGCGCTCGCCCTCGAGGTCGTTGGTCAGGCTGGTGCTGCCCCACCGGTCGAACCCCAACGAGCGGACGTCGTAGGAGTCCAGGTCCTTACGGATCTGCGCCCCGATGGTGTGGTAGTCGGTGACGTTGCCCGGGGTGGTGCGCAGCCACCCTTCCTTCACCCACCGGGACGCCGCGTCCGCGGTCCGCTTGTCGAGGGAGGGCAGGTTGTCCTTCGGCGTCCAGAACCGCATGACCATGTCCAGGCTGCCGTCCTCGTCGTCCGGGAAGAGCCAGACGAGCGCGTTGAGGTCCGACACGCTGCCGAGGTCGAGACCCCCGTACGCCTCCCGGCCGCGGAGCTTCACCTCGTCGACCAGGGCGCCGTTGGCCCGCCAGGCGTCCAGATCCAGGAACTGGGTGACCTGCTTGGTCCGGATCCCCAGGTGCAGCCGCTGGAACGACGCCAGTTCGGCCGGGGACTGCTGGGCCGCCCGGGCCTTACGGGCGAGGTAGGCCCGGGTCGGGGAGACCCCGAAGCCGGGGTTGGCCGCCCGCCACGTCGACTCGACGAACGGGTCGGCGTCCTTCGGGACGGCGAACACGACCCCGTACACCGAGGGGTCCTCGAGGACCCCGCGGGCCAGCTGCTCGATGCGCGTGCGCTTGCGGGCATAGACCGTCTCCGGCTTCCCGGAGTCGGCCGTGGTGATGATGACGATCAAGGGCTGACGGCGCGAGCCGGTACCGGACTCGATGACCTCCACCAGGTCCGGCGACTTGTGGACGTGCAGCTCGTCGATGATCCCGGCGTGGAGGTTCGCCCCGTGCTGGGCGTCCGCCGCGTTCGCGATCACCTCGAAATAGGACCCGGTCTTCGGGTGGATGATCTTGCCCTGGTAGGCCTTGACGTGGCCCTTCAGCGCCGGGGCCCGCTCGGCCAGGTGCTTGATCGGAGTGAACACGAACCCGGCCTGGGCCTTCGTCGTCGCCGCGGCGACGACCTCCGCCCCCGGCTCCCCGTCCGCGCACGTCATGTAGATCGCGATGCCGCCCGACAGCGTCGACTTGCCGTTCTTGCGGGGACGTCGACGTACAGCTCGGAGATGATCCGCACGTACATGTCGGCGTCGTCGTCCCAGTGCACCCACCCGAAGACGGGGGCGATGATCCACGCGACCTGCCAGGGGTCGGGGACGAGCGGCTGCCCGGCCCACTGCCCCTTCGTGTGACGCAGCAGGGAGAACGACTTGATGACCTTGTCGACCCGGTCGGGGTCGAACCTCGCCCCGGGGGCGTTCCGGGGCTCGGGGGTCTTGATGAGCGGCGGGCAGTCCGGGAGCGGGATCCCCCTCGAGACGAGGTACCAGCCCACCTCCGGGGAGAGCTTGAGCGCCTCGAGCTGGTCATCGTCCAGGAACGCCCCGGGCACCGGCGCGTCCGGCTCGGCCGCCGCCTTCCTACGCGAACGGGTTGTCGTCCTCGCTGCCATCGTCGGCCCCTCTCGCCAGGGCCTGCTCTGACGAGGGCGAGAGGCCGAACTGCGCGGCGAACCCGCGCAGCTCCCGGCCGGCGTTGCGGGCGATGGCGACGGACGGGTTCGGCACCGTCTTCTCCGTGGACGACCCGTCCGGCCGGGTGGTGATCTGCAGGACGGTGAGCCCGGTCAGCGTCACGTCGCGGGTCGCGGTGACGAACACCGACCAGGTCTCGCAGTAGGCGGCGAGCATCGCCCGGTCCTCCTCCTTCAGGAGGTCCAAGCGCTGCAGCCCGGGAGTGACCCGCCGCCACTCGGCGGCCGCCTCACGCGACAGCCACGTCGGGGGCTTGGGGGCGATGCGCCGGAAGGCCGGCCCCGGGTTGACCGTACGGCCCCCGGAGTCGCGCCCCTCGGCCCTGCCGGTCAGCAACTTCAGCGCTGCGGGCTGCGCGGTGCGCCCCATGGCAACCCCCTGACCTGCGCAATCAATGGTGACGGTGCGTTAGTTCCCCGGTTTCGAGTTCACAATTCTGAGCGTGTGTGTGCCGAGCTGACGGCGCCGGGTCCCGTGGCGATCATTCCGGAAATCTGGACTCCCCTACCGGGGAGGTCGAGGTCGAGAGGACACCGGCGCGGGTCTTGGCGCGGAGCGGCGCGAAGAACGCGGCGACGCGGGCCAGCTGCTCGTCGGTGAGGAGGTGCTCCTCGGCGGTCACCGAGGCCTGCGGCGTGCCCTGTTGGCCCTCGCGGCCTCGGCCTTGCTCTTCTCGGTGTGGCATGGCTCGCAGATCAGCCCCAGGTTGTCGAGGTCCTCGACGGCTCCGCCCTCGAAGATCGGTGTGATGTGGTCCAGCTGGTGCTGGTGAGTGCCGTCGGGGTCGTCGTCGGCGTCGGGCTGGCCGATCCCGCAGCGGTAGCAGCATCCGTTGTCACGGTTGGTGACGATGCGCTTGAGGGTGCGCCACCTGCCTGAGCTGATGCCGTACCGGGCCTGCTTGTCGTCCCGGCCTGCCCAGGGACGGGCTGGTGCTCGGCGCAGCGGCCCTTGGGGACGAGGGTGGTGCATCCGGGCTCGGCGCACCGGGTGGGGGCCGGGTGGGCACCGGGGGCCTCCCGAGGGGGTAGGGGCTAGGGACGCCGCTCCTCGCGGTGGTCCGGGGCGGTGAGTTCCTCGATGTCGTTCCGCCAGTCAGTGCCCTGACAGCGTGGGCACGCGGGGACGATCAGCAGCAGCCTGCACTCCTCGGAGCTGAACATCGTCTGTGCCCCGCATGTGCCGCACCAGTGCTGATGTGTGGGGCGAGGGTCGGTGCATCCGTCGCTCGGCCTCTGTGTCGCCATCTCACCAGTGTCCCCTGGGTTCACACGGCCCCACCCGGACGGGGCCTGGTGGTGGGTGGCAGTACGGCCTGGCTCCCGTCCAGGACGCTGAGGGCCGCTACCCCTCCTCCGTACTGCCACCCGGTTTGGGGCGGGTCAGAAGTCGGGGCAGAGGTGCTTGTGGACGGTGTCGTTGATCTTGCTGCCGGTCTCCGGGGTGTTCAGCTCGGGGAGGCGGGTGTCGATGGTGAAGCGGCCGAGGGCCAGGGTGGCGAGCTTGTCCCGGTCCTTGCCGAAGTCCTTGATGGAGCTGCACTGGTTGAGGCCTCGGCTGATGGCCTTGTCGTTCTTGCCGTCCGCGATGCGGGGGTCGATCGCGTCGAGGGCCTTGATGAACTCGGCGGCCGTCACCGCGTCGGGCTCCGATGGGAGGCCGGCGGCTTCGCGGACCTCGGCGCGCTGCTCGTCGGTCAGCGTCGGGGTGGCGGAGGCCTTGGGCCCGGCGGCCGGAGTGACCTCGTCGGGCGTGGTGCCGCACGCGGTGAGCGTGGCGAGTAAGACGGCCGCGGCGAGTGCGGTGGTGGTGCGGGTGCGCATGATCCCCCCTGGGATGTACGTGACGTAAGGGGCCATCATCGGGCACCGTGCGGTGTGCTGTCCGGGGTTCGGGTGATGTGGTGCGCTACGGGCGCTGTTCGGGGATGCCGACGAGGCGTAGGGCGCGTGCCCGGGTGGCGAGTTCGGCGCGGGCGACGTCGGCCAGGCGGTAGAGGGGCGGCCGTGCTCGGTGAGTCCGGCCCGGGTGAGGTGGCCGCGGGATGCCCAGTCGCGGATGGTGGTGGGGCGGATCGCGGCGGCGCCGGCGGAGAGCATCTGGCGGGCGCGGTGGGCGTGTTCGGCTGCTTGGGCGGTGGTGAGGAGGTCGGTGTCCATGGGCCTCCTCGGGGATGCGACGGAGCCCCTGGCCGGGGCCGGGGGCTCTGTGGGCACACGTGTGGTGGTGGCAGCAGTGTCGCGCTAAACGTGGATCTTGTCCAGCGGGTGGCTGTCAGGTGCTCTGTGATCGTGTGTCGACGGCGCGGCCGGGAGCGGCCCGGGTGCCGTAGCCGGTGGCGATCTGCCTGAGCGCGGTGTGGGCGTCGCGGCTCCGCTCCCGTGCCGCTGCGAGCTGGGCCTCGACCTCCGGGACGTACCTGCCGCCCTGCGGGTGGCCGGGGTCGATGTCGGAGAGGTCCAGTGCCGCCCACGCTGCTCGACCGGCGGCCCGCAGGAGGCCTTCGTCGGTGACGACCAGGGCGAGCCGGTCGCGGGCCTCGGTGACGTCGGAACGGGCCTGGTAGAAGTCGGCACGGACGACGGGGTCGGGTTCGCCCGCGCGGAGGGCGTCGATGCGGAGCCAGTAGAGCTGGCGGTAGCGGAGTACCGCGCTGAGCAGCTGGCCGGTGAGGTCAGCGACGCGCTCCCGGTGCTGCTCGCGCCGGGCGCGCCGGGCAGTCCACTGCTGGGTGACCGTGACGAGGAGCCCTCCGGCGAGGGTGCCTATGACGGCGATGATGCTCTCGCCCATCAGCTGTGCCCCTGCCCGCGTTCGTCGTCCTCGTAGCCCTGCTCCTGGGCGAGGGCGGCTGCGTCGGCGGCGCCCTCCTCGTCGCGGCGGTCCTCCTCCTCTTCGAGGTAGTCCGGCTCGGACGGGTCGTCGGCACGCCGTCCGGCTACGGCGATGACGACGGCGGTGGCGTCGTCGCGGTAGCCGGACTCGTCGGCTTGGGCGGCGGCGACCAGAGCGTTGGCGAGGGCCTGTGGAGTGCGCGCGTGCGTGCGGACCAGGTCAGTCATGTCGTGCTCGGGGACCTGGTCGTGGACGCCATCGGAGGTGAGGATGACGAGCGGGTCGGGAATGTCGAGTTCGCAGGTGGTAGCGACGGTCGCTGACTGCAAGCTGACGCGCACCCAGTCGTCGAAGTGGGCGGCGATCTCCACCGGCGGCCCGTACCGGCGTACCCATTGGCCCATGGTCTGGTCGGTGGAGTACCGGCGCAGCCGGGTGCCGTCCCAGCCGTAGGCGCGGCAGTCACCGACCCACGCGATGCGGGTGTAGGACCCCTCGACGAGCGCGACGACGGCGACCGCGTCCGCCTCCTCACCGTCGTGGCCCTCATCCGCCACGAGGAGGCCGGCGGAGAGGATGCCCGCGAGGGCGCCGCGGTGCGCGGTGACGCGGGCGGCCGTTTCGGCCAGGAGCGGGGCGGTGGCGCTGGTGCGCGGGCCGTGGCCGATGCCGTCGATCACGGCCGCGCCGACCGTGCCGGTGGACATCCGGTAGACGCGGGCGGCGTCGGCGTTGTCCTGGACGGTGCCGACGCGGGTGGCCAGCCCTGTGGTGATGGTGGTCATGGTCTTCATCGTCCCTTCTGGGCGGCCTTGGGCGCAGCCGAACTGGCCTGCTTCTGGGCGGCCTTGGTCTGCTCGTTGCGGCGGCGCAGCTCCTCGACGCTGATCTGCTTCTCCAGTGCCATGGGGTCCTCCTGGTGGTAGATGGGCGGTAGGCGGGGCGGGTAGATCGCGGTAGACGGGTTGGTAGATGTGCAGGTCAGGCGGCGGTAGACGGGGTGCGGGGCGTGCTGGTGGGGTGGGGTGGGAGAGGGGTGGGAGCTGGTCGCGGACGATGCCTCTGCTGGCCCCGCGGCCGCCGGTCCGGAGCCGCGGCTCCACTGGGATGCCGAGGGCCTCCAGGCGGGCCCGGAGGTCGGCCACCTTCCACCCCTTCCCGTGGCCCTGTTCCTGGAGGTGTGTCAGGAGGTCGGAGAGGTACATGGAGGGCCGGTCGTCGAGGGCCTCGTAGAGCAGCTGGAGGACCGCGTCGCGGGGGTCCGGTTCGGGCTCGTCGGGGGCCTCCGCCGGGGCCTGGTCGTGGGCAGGTTCGGCGGGGGTGCAGGGGGCGGCGCGGAGGGCGGCCCAGCACCATGCCGGGACCAGGGCCCACAGGAGCGCGGGCGCGGCGCGGATGACCCGCCACAGCAGGTACGCCCCGGCGGCGACGAGGAGCGCCCGGAGGATGCAGCCGAGGATGGCGGCCAGGCCGGTGAGGTCGTTGCGGCGCCCGGCGCGGATCCAGGCGGTGGTGCGGTCGGTGATCCGGGACCAGAGGATGCTGCTGCCGGTGGTCAGGCGCTGGGCGGTGGAGGTACGGGCGGCCCAGGCGGCCGCGGTGCGCTTCACGCCGCGCCCCGGTTGCCGAGGGACTCGCCCCAAGCGCCGAGGGCGTTCGCGGCGTCGGGGAGGAAGCCGAGCTGGGCGGCGATGCCGGGGAGGAAGCCGAGGACGGCGCCGGTGATGATGCCGCCGACGATGCGGCGCTTGTCCTTGGTGCTGGACGACTTGAAGAGGAGGAGCACGGCGACGAGGACGAAGCAGACGACGATGCCGCCCGCAGGGTCGAGGGTGCCCATGCGGCGTGAGGCGAGGGCTGCGGCACCGGTGCCGACGAGGCTGCCGACGGCGGTGTCTCCGCCCTTGGACAGGAGGCCGGCGATCCCTGCTGCGCCCCAGCCGAGCGCGCCGCCGACGCACACGGTGGCGAGGGAGCCGAGCAGCCATCCGGCGCCGTACGGGATCAAGGCCTTGGGGTCCCGGCCGCCCTTCCACCAGGGCCTGAGGTTGGCCCAGAGGATCGCGAGGGCGGCGGCGACTCCGGCGAGGCTGAGGCCGGTGGCGGCGTTCATCGGGTGACTCCAGTGAGCAGCGTGACGATGTCGAACAAGTGGATGGAGGCGATCAGGCCGATGAGGGTGACGACTCCGGCCCAGATGCGGAGCAGGGTGCCGCCGTGGCGGCCGGTGCGCAGCACGACCCAGCCGAGGGCGAGGCCCGCGAGGGCGTAGCCGTACGGGGCGCCCCACTCGGTGCGGGCCAGGCCCACGGTGTAGGCCCAGGTGGAGGCGGCGGAGTGGCCGAGGACGGGGACGGGGAGGACGGCGGCCAGGAGCGCGAGGACCAGCTGCCAGGGGCGGCCGAGGGAGGTGATCCAGGCCCACAGGCGCTCCCACCGGGACGGCTCGGGCTCGTCGTAGTACGGCTCGGGCTGCAGGGTGACGTGTACGTGGATCTGCGGCGGAGGCGGGGTGCGGGGGCCGGGGCGGTGGACGGCGGGCGGGGTGGCCGGAGGCGGGGGCGGCGGTG